TCATACCATTTGGTCTTTACGACTTCGTATGAATTCAGGATTATTATCTTGTTGGATTTTGACAACTCATTTGCCCAAGTCAGCGGTATATTCTTGACTGTGGGATAGTGCATTGGAACCACAAAACCGGTAACGTCTGCATCATCCAAAGCCTCTTTGGTGGATATTCTTACGCTCTTGCCTTCGTAGATCATGTTGACGTGAACCATGCCAAACAGATCTAAGTAGCTGTAATTGCTATCAGAGACCTGCCAGTACAATCGGCTATGGGTTAGACCTTCGGCACTAATCTTAAGCCCTTTTTCACCTGCTTTAACTTTATAGGCTTCTAGGGATGAAGAGGAGTTCTGGATCGTATCAAAGTTTTCCCACCAGAAATCGTTGGTAGCTGCTCCTGCTTTTCCCTGACCAACACCAAAACTCTCTGTGATGAACACCCACTCAATAGAGGAATTAAATTTGATTGCAGCGGCAGCGTTAGTGTTCTTGAGATCCAGCTTTGAGATCCTTGGCGACGGGAAAGCCACAGCAGTTGGTGCTGGATCACCATACCTCGGCGATCCACTGTCTAATTGGTCTTTCTCCCAGTCTGTGTAATCAGCGTAGTAGACAAAATAATCGTTGTTTTCTTCCCAGTTTGGAAAGCCAGAATATCCATCATTTTGAGACACTCTGAGTACCTTCATAAACTCATATGTGTACCGGCGACCTTCTCGCTCTTCTGTGTTCAGCTCTACACCAAACGTCAAAAAAGCGTGGTCAATATCACCGACTGATGGGTTATCATCGATGCTTGTGAGAATATCCCTGATGTCCCCACCAGTCGATTTTTCATAAGCCTTGGTATATTTAGGAAAATCAACCGCATAGGGAGATTCCTTAACGTACAGGTTATGATAGCGAAGTGGGATAAATGGGTAAAATTCAGGGATTGTTGTAGAAGTCCCCTGAAGAGCATCTAGGGTCGCATTACCCGATCCCATTTCGTAGATGAGCATGTCATCTTTTCTTCCGCTATACTGCTTCCCATCTTGAATGCTAAGTTGACTGTCCCAATAGTTCTGGATCTCTTCCCGCCATGTTGTGACAGTGTAGTCTGGGTCAGAGTTGTCATGGGTCTCTACAGTGATGATCCTGAATCTCTTCCAGACGTAGATCTCTTCCTTCTTTATGAGCTTTTCTCTCTCACTCTCGTCTGTGTACCCATTGTCATATACGCGTGTGTACCTTCCGTCAGAGCTCTGCGCTGTCTCCTGTCTTGTGGAGGAGGAGTTACTTTGGGTAGGCGGTTCAGTTGTGTTATCGTATGATTCGGTTGTTGTGGTGAGAGTTCTCAGGGTTCCCCACGCCGAGTAATGTTCTTCAACCCATCCTGATGTACTTGGTGGAGAATTCTGCTCATAAATCTTATCCTGGGTTACGATTGCTCCCCATTCCATATTGGCTATACCGTTGTAATAAACGTACAAATAATCTGACTGTTGGTTGAATTCAGGTACACTTATTCTATCTTCTGAGCCATCCTCAAAAGTGATCTTCAGTTCTCCGATGTTATCGTTGTAGTCAGATTTCCAGTTTGTCAGGTACAGGCTGTAATCATTTTGGAGAAAGTATTTCTCTGCAAAAAAAGAGATATCCGCGTTATCTATAAACGCCAAAGATATCTCAATCTCCCCTTCGTCAGGTGACGCTAGGAAGCTCTTAAGGGTGGCATCACTGCTCTCTGTTATAAGCTCACGGCTTGATGTGCTTCCTGTGAGTTGACCCTCAGGATAGTTATTATCAGACCAGCGCAAAAAGCTCCTCTGAGACATTATTGGCCCGTTCAGCTGGGCACTGACAATACTCGCAGCAATGCTCGGGACATTCGTTAGAACGCCCTGAGCTACTGTTGTCTTGAGGTAGTTAATACGAGAGTTTTCCTCGCCAGCCATGTTATAGGCTGTTGATGCCACGTAGATCTTTGTGCTTGACGAAAATAGACCCATAAATGGCTATCCCCTTTCATACAAATTACAGACCAACCCCTGCGCGGACTCCGCTCAGTACGCTGTTAATCTCAGTTTGTGTAAAGGCGGCTGGTGGTGGGGTTCCCTCGTCTAGCGTCTTCTGGACTGTCCAACCATCTGCGTACATCTTGGCAACCTTGTAAGCAGAGTCCCTCTGGTAGCTTTCGATTTGCTGGGTATAGAGGGCTTTCTGTTTGCCGGCCGTACCCACGATAGCTGAACCATCGCTACGTGTGTCAGATGTATCTGCACGCTTGGCTTCTACTTGTTCATCGAGAAGACTTTTCTGAGCTGGTAAGAGTTGTTGAACGGTGTACTGAATTTCTGTATTCTTTCCTTCCAACTGGATCTTCTGTAGCGGCTGCAAAGAGGCGGTTGTGAATATTGCTTGTTTTTTCTCCTCGGTCGTAAGACCTAGCTGCTCAGTTGCAATATTTTTCTCCAGCGGTTGAATGTACGTGGTTGTGAACGCTGCCTGCACATATTGCTCATTTGTGAGACGGTATTTAGCATCTTCTGTGGCCAGCTGTATCTTGGTCAGTGCTGCACGGGTCTCAGCTTCTTGAGCCTGATAGTGAAGCGTTGCGAGTTGAGCTTTGGCTGCTGCCAATTGTACAGAAGCGGTCACTGCTTCAATTTCAGCTTTACGTCCCTGAGCTTGAGCCAGGTGTGCTTGCCAGTATGCCTGGTCTCGACCCAGAACCATCTGCACACCTGCACCGAGGGCCGATGTTGTCAGCTCAATATAGGCTTTGGCATACTGGTCACCAGTGATCCTACCGGACTCATACTCTTGCAAAAGGTGGGCTCTGTTAGAAGCCATGATCTTGTCGAAAGCTCCTTCACCACCTTCCGCACCATCTGTTAAATCAGCTACTTCAATTTGATCCACATCCCCATACAAGGTGTTACCTACTTGAGTGGGTAAGAGATATTCTGTTGAACTTAAGTCAACAGCAGGCAAATCAAAATTCTCACCTAGTTGGGTGAGAATTGTTTCTGCAAGATCTGCACCTTGTGTGGTTACTGGCATGTTATATTCTCCGAGTATTTCTTAGATATGAGAGTAGAGGGAGGGACATAAGACCCTCCCTCACCTGCTTTGATTAGTCGTTTGACCCGTCGAGTCGTTGTGCTGCTTCCTGTTGGTCCTTGAGCTGTGAGAGCTCCTCAGCTGTCAGTGGGTCAAGAACATCGATGGAGAACTCAGAAACCATACGAACGCTGTGTACGATCTGGCCCTTCACCTTCTTCGTCTTTACCTGCTGGAACTTTTTGGACTTCAGAACATCAAGAAGAACCTGGGGAACGTGATAACCGCCATCTGTCTTCTCACCGAAAGGGATGTATTTGCGGACTGTGCCCAGGAAGCGATTGGCAACGGTGATGATCTCACCTTCGATGTCAGCCTTTGCAGGGTTCATATTCGAGATACGGACTCGGACCATTCGCATTTTGGTTTTATAGAGGTTGTCACGAATGTCCTGATCCATCTCAGCCCGGGACTTACGGCGATCTGAGACAACAGCTTCTTCTTTTTCCTCTGGCTCTGTGGGAGGATTCAAGTGGTCCTCAATCTTCTTTTTCAGGGAATCGGTGCCGATATTGCTTTTGTATGGGACGCCAATAACGTCTGCTCGCTTCTTCAAGAGCGTAAGCTCATCGAGAGGCGCTGCAGCTTTTTCGTTCTTTTCAGCTTCTTGAGCTACGACTTCGGAGATGGTGGACTGCTCATTCATAAGAGTTCCTGACTTCAATATTTCTTGTATTATTCACTATTGTGAAAAGAGGTCGGGGGCCCCAATAGGAGCCCCCTTCAGTCAGTCAGTGATTACTGGCGTGCAACTGTCTTGATCACAGCAAGGCGCTCAGGGCGCATGATCAGCGAACCGTAGTACCACTTGATCGAGCTGAAGCCTGTCTCACCGAATGGATCGGTACGGTCAGCAGTCTTCTCGCCTGGCATCTTGGTGATGATCTTGAACTTCACTGTTTTGCCATCAGTCTGGAAACCAATGGTTGTGAAGGACTCGTCACCAACCGTGAGCATTGGGAAGATGTCGTAGCTGCCACCCGTTGCACGGTAACCAGGGTTAGTGGACACTGTAGCGCCTTCACCTGCCCAGTGGAGCATCTCAGGGACAACAACGATACGGAACTGGTCAATCGTACCAATCTCGCCGTTCAAGAGCGTCCCTGCATCCGCATACTGGTTCACAGGAATGAACGCTTGATTGTCGAACGGGTCGACCATGCGCTTCACAGTGCTCTCAAGCTCTGTGCCGATGTACATCACACGACCAGAGTTGATCGTCTTTGTATCGATCATCCGCGAACCGGTGATGACCTTGGTCTGCATCGGTGAACGGTTGTCTTTGAGGATCGTGTGCAAACGAGACAGATCATCATAGTCAACGATGGAGGCAGTGCCACCTTCTGCAGTGACTTCTACATCTTCGGTAGCTGCACCAGAGAAAACAGTCACACCAGCACCGGCCAACAGATCCATTTGCAGGATAGCTTCTGCCATCTGTGTGGCGCCGGTAACCAACTCACGAGACAAGTGCTCATAAAGCATTTCGTCTGTGTCGAAGTCGAATGATTCCTGAGTGAACTCAGTGAAGAAACCCAACTTCAGGATGGAGCCTTCACGCTCTACGCGTGTGAAACCAACCCGGTTAACCCGGCCACCAGTCTCGGAGAGAGTTGGCATACGGCTTGTGATCATACCCACGTCACGGCTTGAACCGTAGAGGTGACCATCATCCATTGCAGCACCAGCAGCGTCGAGACCCTGGTCGTTGACGTTGCGGTCATCAAGCAAAGGAATGTACTGAAAGACTTTGATCGTCTTGCCGTAGTGCTTTGGCATCGACATCACATCAGCAAGAGGTGTGAAATACATCTCTTTCTTCGCATCGATGATGGCCTTCTTGTGCCATTTGAAAGTGTTGAATTGCGAACCCAGAGTGGACGGCGTACCGCCAGCGGGGTCATTGTACATGTTCATTGCGTCGGGCATTTGCCGATTTCCTCAATATTTACGCGGGTATTCTTAAGAACTGCCGGCGTATTGTTTCTCAAATTCCTCGTCGGTCATCGACAAGGGATTAAAGTCCTCTTTGGCTTTCTTGGCCGGTGTGGACTTAGGAGCTGAGGCTGCTTTTACTTTGTCGCTGTTCGACACTGCGTTCCGCTTTGCGGTGCTGGTCTTTACGACTCGCTGGGTGGATTTCTGAGAAGGATCAGGGACCTTGTTCTCGTCCGTAGCCTGCGCTTTGAAACTGCCTGCTTGGGTCATTTCTTCGCCTACGTCTTTGTAGGCTTGGATAAATGCGACACCTTGGAGTTTTCCGAGTGTCTGGCGTCTCTCGATTTCAGTGGTGATCTGGTCAAAAATGCCAGATTCCTTCTGAGATGTAAGGACACGCATGATGTTCGGGTCGGCCC